CTTTTGCAAAGCTCAATAAAAATACTATAGAAACTATTCTCTCTCATCCATGGAGTGGAGCAAATTTCTCTGATAGGATATGGAAACAAAAAGAAAAACTTACAGATACAATTAAGCAGGAATTAACACAGAAGTTTATCCAGGGCAAAAGTGTTAGAGATACTGCAAAAGCTATAGCTAATAAAATGGATGTAAGTTATAAAAATGCTTGTACGTTAGTTCAAACAGAAAGTGCATATATTGCAGGAGAATCTACAGCTAGAGGATATGAAGCTACTGGAGTAGAGAAGTATCAAATTTTAGCCACACTAGATAGCAGAACATCATCTATATGCAGAGAACAGGATGGAAAGGTATATGACTTACGAGATAGAACTATAGGAGTTAATTATCCACCTTTTCATGTGAGATGTAGGACAACTACGGTACCTTACTTTGAAGATGAAGAGGATACTGGAAAGAGAGCTGCAAAGAAACCAAAAGGAAAGACTTATTATGTACCAGCAAATATGACCTATGAAGAATGGTATAGTGAACATGTTGAAGATAATGGTAATGGCGATATGATAAAAGAAAAGGATTTTAAATATCCAGAAATAAAAACAATAGAAGATGCAAAGAAAGTACTTATAAATAAAGTAGGCTTTACAGAGGTTGAAGATAGTTTTATAGAGAATGTTGATCCAGAGTTAATAATAAAGAATACAAGACAGTTGCAAAAATTAGAAGATAAATTCGGTGCTATTCACAATTCTGAAGCAAC